CCCTTGAGGTCATGGAATTGCCTCATAAGGGATCCATACACATAATCACCAGTGATTTCATCTTTCTCCAAAGAGAGTTTAGCTTTTGCCCAAGAAATATATTTTCCTAACATTAAAATTGGGAAGAGATAAGATTTAGTCAATGTGATCACCACAAGGTGAGCCACCAAGAATAGGGAATTGCCAACAGACGTTGGAACCAGTTTCCTTGGCTTAATCGATGGTATTTCCTCATCTTAAAACTTGACTTTTCAAGCTTCTTGACTAAGGATTTACGCAATTTGGACTTAACAGAGTTAAACCACTCCATGACCTTGTGAAATGAGCTTTTAGGTTCATCACCTCCAAGAGGGGGGAATTCCTTTGAAAACTCTTTGGCCTTTTTCTTCACATCATTGGTTTGTTTAAACCAATCTTTAATGAACCATGCTTTGGCGGAGGCGTCACGCTTCACACCATGTTCAGATTTCAGGATACCGACCAAGTTATTTGATGATTTCACATCATCAAAATCACTAAAGTCTTTGTCAGCATCCAATAAATCTTGCAAGGTTCGATAACCCTTGCTTTGAAAATCAGAATTGAGAATCAACCTTTTGTTGTCTATTTTGGACAAAATGGTGGTCATCTCATCTTCTGTCAAAGGTGCCCCTTCAGGGCGCAAGGATCTTTCAACCGCTTCAATGAAGGGAAGAAATTGCCGACGAGAATTGTAAGAAATGAATTTTACTTCATTGCTTATGCCAGTCAAAACAACTTTGTATGGCTTGTACACTGCATGTTTTGAGGCACTTATTGCACGAGTCAACCAATAAAGTTTGTTTCGAACATCCTTGTCATCGGAATCCTCTTTTTCAGCCAACAAAGCACGGGATGCTTTGGACAAATTGGAAAAGGCAACATTGAAAAGGTTGACATTTGCTGACCCTGCTTTTACCGCAGCTTCTGCAAAAGAACTTTTACCAGGAAGCGGAGGGGGCATTCCAGACTCAACACGAAGTTTAGTTTTCTCATATTTGAGATCAACTTCAAGCTGTGTAACCTTATCCTCTAGCTTGGATTTCCTTTCTTTTTCTGCTTTTACCGCAGAATTTAGCTCTTGGAGTTCATTGTTCAGTTTAGTGATCATTTTTGCGTTCACTTCTTTTAATTCTGACAATTCTTCCAGAGCGGAGGAATCTTTAGCTTTCTTCGCATTGGCAATTCCAGCATTGGTGGCATCCTGTGATTTGCGCAATTGCGCCGATTGTTTGACTAGTTCAGCTTTAGTGGATTCAGCTTGCGCTTTGAAATCCGCAAATGTTTTCTGCTCTTTGTCTAGAGCAGATTTGGCAGCTGCTATGTCTTTCTTGAGGATGCCTTCCTGCACTGCAAACTTGTTACTTGCATTAACAAGGCGATCTTTTTCCATTTTGACAGTGTTCAGTTGCATCATTAAGTCATTTAATGTTGTAACCGGCACAGTCGGAGTGTCGGAGGACTCATGAATAGAATCAATGGTGTCTTTTATTTGATCCCATTCTTCCTTGTCAATCATGACAATAGTTTTCCCTTTAAAGCTTCCGGGACGGACATGCTCACTAATTAGTTGATCAAGGCGTTCCTTGACCATAACAGAAGTGGAAGCCACTGATGAAGGTGGGGCCACCGAAATAGGCAATGACCTACGGTTCTCTTCCGGCAATACCGGTGATGGGGGTAATTCATTAGCCATTTTCCCGACCTGCCAAACAGGTTTCGTGTCCGCTCATCAGGGGTGGCGCTAGGACATATTCGAAAATTTGGAAAAGATATTACCAAGTGCACTTTTAGATTTCTCTTGTGTGTACTTGTTAATGGCTTCTTCAAGGTCAACTTTTTCTTGACCAGAAACAAAATACTGTTTGCCATACAACAATATCAAAGGAAGTTCTTCCCTTATCAATTCCAATATGTCCCTGTTCCTGCTTGGATCCAACATAGAAAAGTAATTGCCTATGTTTGCAGGCGATTCGCCTGTGTTGGTCACCAGATCCATTATTTCAGCCCTTTCTTTTATGACAGGTGCCAGTTGGGTCCTATACTGGGAAAGTTGCTCAGTAATGCCTGCCAGCATTTTGGACTGTAATGGTTCTTCTTTGTCCTCTATGCCAAATGCATGGATCATGGCTTTCTTGCAATATTTATCTAAATAAACCATAGGCACGCCAGTCGAGAGTAGTTCCACAAAACTGCTCTCTGATGAAAGTGTGTTAGAGGAAAAATCCAATCCTGAATTGGAATACCTAAACACATGGCATGTGCCGTGATTGGTTCGGCCGGTACGCCCAGACCGTTGCAATAGAGCAGCGTCACTCAATTTGAAGAACCGTCTTGAAGACTCAGTAAGAGTGTGAGACAGAGTGAAGCCGATATCAGGTGTGATCACAGTGTCGACATTAGGAAGGGTAACACCAACATCTGCAACAGATGTGGCTAAAATAACCTGTGCATCTGCAAGGTCACCCAAATCTGATGAGGCACTCAAAATGACACATTTTCGTGAAATATTGCCACTCATTGACAAAGCCTCACCAACACTGGTCACAAAGACCAGTGACACAGAAGACAAAGGCAAAGAATGGACAAGTGAAATCGCCTGGTCCCTGAAATCGTCTAGACATTGTCTGGATCCTTTGGCTTCATTGTTTTCATGGTTTACCCGGAAAACCCGCCATATTTTTGCTGTATTGAGTTCAATGACTGGCAACGTCATCAAATTGTTAGGTGGCGTGGCTGACGCAAAAATTGTTTTCACCCTCAATTTGATGAGTTCAATCTTGATCAATGCATACGCAGGTTCTGAAATGTGGCATTCATCCACAACGACAAGAAAATTTTTCTTGTGCCAAGAAGGGTGTAACAACCATTCTTGGGCGGTCATATACCAGATTTTCTTGGACTCATCAAGGGCCATGCCACTTGTCAAGCCACTGGCAGAAAGGTTCATCACACTAGTGACGTAAGGCACCACAGTTTTCACTATGGCACTACGAGGTTCTATTACGATGATCTTGTCATATCGGGACCCCTCTCTGAGGGCCAGGTATCTGACAAAAGCAGTTGTTTTGCCAGTGCCTGTTGGTGCTGACAAGACAAAATTGGAGCCTTTCTCCCAAAGTGAATCAAGGAACACACCAACATCATTATAATTAGGTGGGAGTGATGTCCAAAACTTGGCATACACACTATACATGAGTCGGTCCAACCACATTGAAAAATTCGGCAACCAAATTGCTGATATCCATTCAAACAAAGGAGGCAGGCTGATGAAACCCAAAAGTCCCACCACAAACACATCCAAGAAGGCAGTGTAACCGACTCGGGCTTCCATGTGAACCTTACCATTGATCATAAAAGATAGTGCCGAGACTTTCTTTGAAAGAGTAGACACAAGGGAATATGACCTGTTGGGCCGTATCTTTTCAACATACCACATATACATCCAATGTCTCACGAGTAATGAAGAGAAATTCGGACTACCTGACATTTGGACATATATGGAAGGATCAAGAAAACCGTAACATGTTTTGGCCAGCATCATTTGAAGATCAGCTGGCCCCACGGCGCCATTCTGGAGAGCCATCAAATCCATTGGCCAGGAAGTGACCCTCGCCATTTGACTTTGCAAGGCTCTCACATGACCAAAATTGAACAGTGTGGGATTGACCATGTCAGGAATGAGAGCAAAACCCCCCATTAAACTGTCCCACAATGACACAGTGCCATAAGATATGATATTGTTGTCTGGTTTCAGTTCATCAAAATCATCATCAATATCATTGACAACAAACCTGGCATCAGGTTTGTACCAATCACGAAGCACTTTCTCATAGGACGGCACCGGCATTTTCATGCTGCTAGCTGCCCTCTTCAAAGACCCAGTGTTCTTCATGATCTTAGACAACTGTTGATAGATGTCTGGATGATGGGCAGTCAAAGACAAATAGCTCAGTAATCGCTTATAACGATATACTGGGTCCATGGTCTTAACAGAAGCCGTGACTTTTCCAAGTAGCCGTTCACGATCATGAGACACAGCAAATGTTGGAGTGACTTCTTTCAGCCCTGCTGCCTTGAAGTCTTTGAGATCTCTAGCATTAGGAAATCTTACTTTCTTGCTGAGGAATGGAATGTTACTCAACTTACCAGAAGCTTCAAGCAGCATAGTCACGTTAAACCCAGCCATTACATGTTGAATGTTGCCAAAAGTCCAAGAAGCGGGCTTGGTAGCCAAATATGATAGCACATGGTCATCTCCATAACAAGACAGCTCATTGTAATGCTTAAATTCTTTGGCAGAAAGCCCAGTGAGCTGTTTCCATGCCATCAAATACAAGACAACAGTGGCAATAGAATTGTCCATGGATGTGGAAGTGTGACCGGTGGTCAAACCAGTTCCATCATTATACACATCTCCAGTAGATGTGGTGTTCAGCAATTGCTTGGACACTTGTTCATAGTTCACATCAATCAACGCGGCTATCCTGTCTCGATCTTTGTGGTCTTCAAACCCTTTCTTTCGAATGGCTTTAATCATGTCTAGGACACCACCTGTCAAAGTGGAATCAAATTCTTTCATGTCCCCTGCAAAATGGTGTTGACATCTGTTGTGTGCCTCATATGTTCTATTCATCCAATATCCATTCAATGGCATCCCCACCTTAATAGGGGTCTCGCGCCACTTAAAATTGTGATTGGGCTGATAGTTCCATATGGTTGACATGATGTAATTGCCAATGGGCACACCAATTACAGTGCGCACCTTGTCAAACATCCATTTTCTGGGTGGCAAAGCTTCACCTTTAACCGAGACATGAGCCACAGGGGTCATAAGTGGTGCCTTTTCAAAGGTGGACCTCCACAATTCCTTGAAGGCCTTGAAGCCTATTGAATTGATGAAATCCTTCCTCGAATGCTTCTTCCAAGGCCGAGTTGGGTCACGCATAAAACTTCCCAGAGCATGCTTCTTTTCCCACATCCTGATAATGTAGTTAAAGGGTGTCAACCTGGAGTGGCGAAATATGTCACCCAACAGAAACCATGCATCATCTAACTCAAGGTCAGGGAAGTCAAATGAAGGGGATTTAAAATAACGAGATAATGACTCAAGTTCATTCACCTCAGTCACATACTCCTCTGACCTCCGAAATTCCACTGCTTTAACACGCAGTGGGTCTAGTAAATGGTCTACCTGCATTTTCCTTGAATGGATGCCTTGTTGCCAATTGGTCCCAGTAACCACCCATGAAAAGTAATCACTCCTTTCCGCAAAGTGAGAAGGGTCTTGTAGCTCAACATTGATGGGCCAACCAAGATCTTTCATCATTTCAAGGGTGTCTTCCATGGTGCCTTTATTGTAACTGCCCACACTACCACGAAGGTAGGAGGGCAAACCGATGTCTGAAATGACAATAGACAAACGGGCCATGAAACCAGAAAAAGCACCAATCACATTACCTGTACCACGGGCAGGTGCAAAACCTTCTCTTCTGGCCCATTTCCGGCTCACGAATTCACCTTCAACTAACACATTGGCGAACCAGGTCATCCAGTAAGTGGCAGTCCATTTGATGTATAACCACAATAATGGGTTAAAAAGTTGAGCAACGAAGTCAAGTAGCTTGTAAAGCAAGCCGGACAAGAACCAAAACTGTGTTGGGGAGGAAACCAAAACTAGCCAAACGCTAGCAATGTAAAACCTCCACAGCACAAATAAGTTCAAAATTCCAACTTTGACTTGGTTGACCAATCTCAATAAAACCCACAAAATGGCCAAATGCCACACCAATGGGCTGTATTGAACTGCTTTATCAACAGACAAAACAAATCTAGACCAGAGCACTGAAGACACAACATACAGGTTCAATTGATGGTCTTCCACCATCTTTTTGTCCTTGACTGCGGTCAACAGTGGATTGCCTGAATCTCTGGAATTGGATAACAGTAATGTGGTGGCAAAATACCTGGTCCCCACTATTCTGCCAAAACTAAAATCACGTTCAGTCCACAAAGCTTGTTCTTCACCAATCTCATTGATGAGAGCAACTTCACGTCTCAGCCAAACCCTAAAGGTGAACATCAGCACCACCACTGCAGAAAACAGCAGTAAATGCAAATGAAAACCTATCAAGGGAATCAACAAAAACCAGTCTAGGACTGGCAGGATACTTACTAATAAAAGTGGCCATCCAACCACTAACAAACTCAAGAAAATGGCCCAGAGGGTCATAGCACAAACAAGTGCAATCTTTCCAAACCAAATGGAAGGAATTAGAGCAAAACTCAGAAGCTCGGTGATATACA